TAGAAGTGAAGAATGGTTGGGAGACAGGTATTGTTGAAGAACATATGAAAGAACATATGACCTTTGACCCTTCGGAAGCGAAGGAGGTAGAGGAGACTCGCAAAGAAGCAATCACTACTTTGGATATGGCGGAAGATGTATTCGGTAGAATAAATTCTTGGCTTGATGAATGGGAGGCGAAGAAAGATGAAGAGGGTATAGACGGTGAGTGGCTTGCTAATGCTACTCGACTTATCGGACAGGCTAACTCTTCCCTTAAGTTGATTGGCACTTTGAAAAAGGAGATAGGGGTTGATTCGCAGTTATTACTTGCCAGCCAGCAAGTCAACGGTGTCATGGGCATACTCGTTGATGTTCTGCGAGCAGAGCCTCATTTGCTAAATCAGATTGAATTGCGTGTTGCGGCTCTTAAGACTCCGACATACATACAAGAAGGAGAATGGGAGGAAGTCTGATGGGTATATCATACAATGGTGGTAGGGGTTCTTTGGGCTACAGTATCAGACCCAGAGGTGTGCGAAAGTGCAATACATGTGGTTTTACTACAGAGGCGAGATACAATACCCACCATAAGTATATATGTGGTCGCAAGGTGTATTGTGGATATATGAGGTTGGTGAGATGAAGATTAGAAATGTATTAGCGTTATTTGACGGCATTTCATGTGGCCGTGTTGCTCTGGAAAGAGCAGGTATAGAGTTTGATACCTACTACGCATCCGAAATAGACAAGTATGCGATTAAGATAGCACAGAAGAATTATCCCGATACTGTTCAACTCGGTGATGTTAAGAATTGGGGTGAGTGGGATTTAGAGGATATTGATTTGGTTATTGGTGGTTCGCCGTGTCAAGGATTTTCCTTTGCTGGCAGACAACTCAATTTTGATGACCCTCGAAGTAAACTATTCTTTGAGTTTGTAGATGTTATTAATCACTTCAAACCGAAGTATTTCTTACTTGAAAATGTGATGATGAAACAAGAGTTTCAAGATATTATATCGCAACACTTAGATGTTTTACCAATCGAAATCAATAGTAACCTCGTATCGGCACAGAATCGCAGAAGGTTATATTGGACTAACATACCTAACATTAAAAAGCCCCAAGACAAAGGTATTCTGCTAAAGGACATTCTCGAAGATGGTTGGGTTGACAGAGATAAATCTCATTGTGTAGATGCTAATTACTTTAAGGGAGGGAATCTTAAATCTTACTTCGAGAAACATAGAAGGCAACTCGTGTTTAGTAGTGATGGTCTGTGTCATGTAGGAGATGCTGATTTGAAAGGTCATGATTCGATTAAGAGAGTTTATCATCCCGAAGGAAAAGCACCTTCTCTAACTACTATGCAGGGAGGACATAGAGAACCGAAAGTCCTGATTGCTAATCCCGCAAAGATAGTGGGAAGGAAGATTAACGCACAAGGAGTGAGAGAAGATTACAATAAAGACATTGAGACTGTTCAATATTTAGAGGTCACGACCTCCGAAAAAAGTAATTGTCTGACTACGCTATCGAAGGATTCTTTAATTTCTTCTTTGGAGGAGGGTAAATACCCAGAGGCTTACAAAACTTTGCGAGAGACAATAGATTGGAGAAAATTAACTCCCATAGAATGTGAGAGATTGCAGACATTACCGGATAACTACACCGAATGTGTTAGTAATACGCAGAGATACAAGACTCTTGGTAATGGTTGGACTGTTGATGTTATCTCGCATATATTTGCTAATATAGGACAGGGAAATAAGGAGGAATGGTTATGAAATACGGACAGAAATATATTGGGAGTAGAAACTTCCATAGTGCTAAGTTGACAAGATATTGTAAGAAATGCAATCGCCATGTATGTCTGTCTAAATTTACAGTCAAATCCAATAAAAAGCAATTGCACTGTGATTACTGTCTGGGGGTAGCCGTATGGCAAGAAGATGTTTGACGATAGGATGCAAAGCGGAGAAGACGAATAGAGAGAAGAGGTTTTGTTCTGTCTGCGAAATAAAGAATGACAAGTTGAATGCTTTGGTTTGGAGGTTATATTATGAAAGCCGGAGAGAAAGTTAAGTGGCGAAACAAAAGTCTGATGGTTCTTATCTCTCGCACTATACCTAAAGAAGATTATCCAGATATTGCTAAACAGATGTGTGATGATGGTCTGATTGCTCTGCTTACCCAAGACGGTCTCAAGTGGTATGCTGGTCGTTATCCCGTTCCTAAAACATCTGTGCGTGAGATTTGGGGTCTTAGCAGGTCTCAATTGGATTCTTTTGAACGATGGGTTTATATGAACGACCCGTTTATGGTTTTGTTAGCGGAGGAAGAATGATGCCGGAATGTAAAGAGTGCGGAGAGCATTGTGAAGCAGAAGACATGAAATGGAAAGACGATGAACCAATATGTGAAGACTGTTGGTTATGGGATAAGGGGGTATATTGAATGAGTAGAATAGGTATGATTAGATTTGATGAGAAGTGGTATACACCACAAGTAGAGGAATTATGTGAAGAAGTATCGCAGATATGTTGGGGTAATGTCAAGTTAGATGAACGAGAGCCTTACACTTACGAAGAAACAATAGATGTTCTTCGTGAGTATGAGCGCAAAGCATTAGCCTTCGATAGGTTCAGAGAATTATTGGAGAGACATGCAGATGAAGATATTATGTGTATGGAGATGTTAGATTTATTAGACATAGTCCACCGTGAAGTAGACACAGAATGGGAGGTTCCACAATGAGTAAGAAGTATCGTGGTTCAGCAGTCGAAGCCGCAGTCCAAGAGTGGGAGTTATCCGATTGGTTTACGGCAGACCAACTTCTGCCAAAGGCTATCGAGACGCTACCGCAGAGGTCGTGTAGTATAACTGTCTATTCTGTATCAAGGCATCTGCGAATTATGGCAAGTAGAGGACTTCTAATCAGTCGCATAAATTCTAACGGTGTTAAAGAATTTACAAAGTTGATAGGTGAGTATGATGGGGATGCTCATTTTTACGCTTGATGCTGAACCTTACCGTGTAGGCGAATACATAGAGGGTGATGGTTTTTTCACATCTCCCTCTATTGATACTACGGTTATCTGTCACATCAAAAGACCAGACGCAGAGGATTGTGTAGGTTGGCTCGATTACATAAAATACAGAATGATAATAGTCTGCGATAAAGCACCTAAGATTGACGATGATAGAGTTATCTACGATAGAAGTTTAAAGAAAGGCAATAGAGATTACATATCTGCGATTCAAGCGACACTTCGTTGGCAAGATAGGAATAGGGTCTGGAATAATACACAGAGGGTTCCTGTTCCTCTTATGCTTTCCTTTCTACGAGAGAATGTCAGAGACATTGAGATATACAGACTTTTAGCAAAGTCTTTCCGTTGGTGTTCAGAGGATATGCAACAAGCCACTATTTGTTTTGGTATAAGTCCTGTAAAACACAGACCAGCATTCCCCAAAAAGAAAAAGAAAGTAGAGGATTGCGAATTGCATATGTTCAGAGAAAGCGATAAGTATAGAGATATGATAATAAAAGACGGTGAAGTTGCTAATCTTATTAGAGCGCAAATCCCCAGAGATAAGTTACCTAAGAAAATGAAGAAGACTAAGGAGAATGTTGTTTCATGGCTCTGACATTCGAGGGTTGTATGATATTGATGTGGCTCTTTTTGCTAATGCCTATGAAAGGCGAAGTCCTTGACAGGTTGTTTAGAATACTTTTTAATCGAAAAAGTAGATACTTTTCCGATGATAAATATGTAGAGGGTTCTGGGGATTTGTCGGTGGCTTACATAGGTATGTTAGACGAGTAGTTAAATATCGCAAAGTCAAGGACAGTATGTGGCTAAAAATAACGCAAACGCCAGAATAAGAAGAAGGATTGCAGAAATCCTCTTCGAGAGGGGTGAAATGACCCGTTCTGCCGTTGCGAGTATTCTTTTAGAAGAAGGTAATTTTAGAGTAATGCCTTCTGACGCAAGCCTCTCTGCTATGCTTGCTAAAAATATACAGATAATACAGACAGGAACAGATAAGGTTGATGTTGGGGATGGTACAATGACTATCAATTCTGTCTATGCGATTGATGATTCGATTATCAAAGACGAAGAAGACTTAGTGTTTACAAGACCTTATTCGAGTATGACTGTTGCAGAAAAAAAGAATGCCATTAGATGTTTAGGTTGTAAACAAATGAGGCTGATACAAGAGGATTGGTCTGAATGTCTGATATGTCAGAGAAGACCGTCTGATTAATAAGGACATGGGGTTTACTCACTAATATGGTGAGAATCAAAGCGGAATGGAGACTCCACAGGACTAACAACGAATCGCACCTTACTTCCAAAGGAGGTAAGTATTACTGCGGTGCGCCTATACACGATATGGGCGAGATTACAGACAAACAAGCACTTTCACTTCCTCTCTGTACCGACTGCTTCCCAGAAGGTATACAGGGATATGGGAAAGATACCTCCGCAGGGGGTGAAGAGGCGGTGAAGCAGAGCGCAAAGCGTTCCGTCTCTCACTCCCGCAAGGGGGTGTGGTTATGACATTATACATAGGTATATGCGGAAATATGAAATCCGGTAAATCTACTCTTGCTGGTCTGCTTGCACAGAAATTCGACTTACCCATACTATCTTTCGCAGAAAGTCTTAGAGAAGAAGTAGCACAGGCATTTTTCCATAAGCAACAGAAGCGTGAGGCTCGTTACTTATGGGATTTATTAGAAGCACAAGATAAGACTCGCACAAGACCTCTTCTTCAAGCATGGGGTCAAGGTCGTAGGGCATTAGTTGACCCCGACTATTGGGTTGAGAGACTACAGAAATATGCTGACAAACAAGGTTACGGCGTTGCTATTATTGATGATGTTAGACATACCAACGAAGCCTTGCATATACTTAACATGGGTGGGATGGTAATACGCTTAGACGCAAACCAACAGACTCTAATTAATCGTGGTGCTACAGGCTTTGCACATATAAGCGAGCAGTTGGAACCCGTTGATGAAGTATTATCGGAAACACAATATGCCCATCAGAGCATATTCTTTGATACTACGGGTATGTCTCCTCTCGGTATGTATAGAAGACTCGTTCCTTTAGTTGACGACTTCCTAAAGACATGGGGTGAAGAGGAATGAAGAGAGTAAGTAGATTTCTTGTAAAGAGGATTCTCAAAAAAGAAGGAATACCTCTCTGCGAAATATGTAAAGATAGTATAGCAAAGACTTCTATGACTTTGTGTCTTGAGTGCCAACAGATTTATGATGAAGATATGTATGCCCTACACATGAGAGATATGAGGGAGATGATGAGATGATTTGGTGCGAGAAGTATAGACCTAAGACATTTGAAGAAGTCGTAGGTCAAGATATAATAGTATCAGAGATGATGAATATTACATCAGAAAATATGAATCATTTCCTCCTCCATAGTGTCGGTGCTGGAACAGGCAAGACCTCAATAGCATATCTATTAGCAAGGCATCTTAATTTCAATTTGCATATCTACAATGCGAGTAGCAAAAGAACCAGAGGTATAGAGTTTATCGAAGAAGAAATCATCCCTATGTCGCAGAGTGGTATGTGGGAGACTATCATCTTATTAGATGAAGCAGATAGACTTACTTTACAGGCTCAAGACGCACTTAAAGGTGTTATCGAAAACGCAACTTGTTATTTTGTTCTGACTTGTAATGATATTAGCAAAGTCACTCCTTTCCTACAGTCGAGGTGTCAACTTCGTCATTTCAAAGAGATAGAGATAGATGCTATTATCGAGAAACTAATCTACATATCCAACAAAGAAAACTGTTATGTTCCCGATGAACATATCAGAGCAATAGCACACGCTCACAGAGGCGATTTGAGAAATGCTATTAATTGTCTTCAAGCATACAATACAGTAACACACCAAGATAGAGACTCCTTTGTTCTAAGTCTTGATGTATCAGATTTTAATCCTAAGACTTTCCTTCGCATATGTGCAAAGGAAAGAAGTGTAGACATGGCGGTAGGTCTGACTAAGGATATGCCTATGAGGGTAGTTATCCGAAAGGTCTTCGATTATGCCGTCAATTCAGACGCATCAGCAGAAGCAAAGATGCGAGTTATAGAGTCCTCTATTATCAGCGAAAGAGACATACTGCAAGGTTGTGATGAGACAATAGTCCGTTGGGATTTCTGTCGTATGTTGGCATCGAGGGATTAATAAGGACATGGGTATAACGGAAATATGAAGCAGGTGAAAACTGATGATAAGTAGCGAGATGTATGAAAGAGTAGCAAAGAATGTGGGTTGTTCATTGAATGAATTACTCGCACGACACAAGAAGGCTAAGGACACACATGCCGTGTCACTCGTAGCGGCGGGTGTATCAGAAGCAGAGGTTGAAAACAAGACCTTGCGAATGGCAGCGGCTGAAATGAGAGCAGAGAAAGCAAGACTATCCCGTAGTGGATGCACTATGTTAGAAGGTATGTTCTTGAGTAGTCCAAGATACAAAGATTGGGGTAAAGTGTTTTACACAAAGTATCAGAATATGTTGAAGACATTAGACGAAGAAGGCAGAAAGAACCTTGTAGCACAAGGTCTTATCACTCTGTATCTACATGATGATTCGCAAGGCGGATATAGGATTGTTCACAATCCTACACTTACAAACAAGACTCCTTTTGCAGTTGAATTGGGAGAAATGTCCGGTGACAAGTTGCCTAAACAAGCGACAGATATTGGAGACGGCACAGGTTACTTCGTATGTATCGAGAACAAAACCTCGCCTACATATCCTTCGGGTTCTCCTAACTACGCATATGGAAAGGCAAGAGCGACTTCTGATTTAGAAAGAACCTGCCTTTTCTTAGGTAGAGAACAGGGTAGTGAGGATGCGCCGAAACTGATTCCTATGAAATTCAGAGGAGATTTAGCAAAGGTAAATTATCCTACCTTCTCTCCTCTACAAATACCTGCCAATCTATCTAAGAATGGCGTAGCGTATACAAAGGCTGGAGTTTCGCAATATACTCTTGATTCAAACCTTGCGAGTATTTTCCCTAAAGCCCCTCTTATGTCTGATGGTTCTGGTCTAATCCCAGACCACATTACTATGCTTGACGGTCTTGACTTTATCGAAGACCATGTAAATACTCTCTCTGATAAAGAGAAGTGGGATGCTCTTGTATGTATAGTGATGGAAGTCGCACACATTGACCCAAGAGAAAGTGGTGGTTATATTCTAACTCTATCTGATTTAGATTTGACCTCTCTATCAGCCCCTCTCGACTTGTATGTATCGCAAGAAGAGGATTCTAAAGTTTCATTCGGTGTTGGTTCAGTTGTAGCCGTAGTCGGTTCTCCTTATGTGAATCGAGACGGAGACGGAAAATTAGCAACGACAGGTTGGTTCTGTGTTGAAGAAGTCGGTGTCCTTACGGACACTGACTCTTCTTCCCAGACTGAAATAGACGATTGGGAGTGATACAATGAGTTGGGGAACAAAAGAGGAGAGTAAACAAGAGCAAGAAGGCGCAAAGTATGGTATAGAGCATTTCAGAGAATTGTTCTCAAGACCAAGAGTCTCTGATAATCCTATCAGAATGGCTCTTGTCGCAAAGGAAAACTGTGCTAAGACGGGTCTGGCGGTTGATATTGCCAGAGGGAGAACGGACAAAGAGATTATCATCATAGATGTTGATAATTCTGCGATTCAGACAGTTACATGTAACTATCCAAATG